GCGTCAAAGAACAACTCAACACCATACGAATCATCAAGCTCACCAACACCGTAAACGGCAGTTGCGTTAAGCTCGTCAGCACGTAGAGATGCATCACGCTGAGTTTCGATTTGGAAGTCACGCTTTAGTGCAATCGCCAATGCTTCTGGAGAGAATACTGCGCCCTTCGCATCACCGTTACCGTCAACAGCAAGGTTAGATGACTGATAGATATCAACACCTGCTAAAGAACCAACAAAGCCTCGAACCATAGCCTCATTCTGAGCTACGCCACCATGAGGGTTGGCAAAAGCGTTCGTGAGGTTAGATTTTAGAGCAAATGCTACTTTAGGATGTATCACAGCCGCCATAGCTCCCGGAGCGTTTGCAGTTTGCAATACAGCAACAGCTTTAAAGATGTCAGCAACAGTAATTTCTGTTCCCGCGCCACCAATTGAAGTAGAGAAACCGTCAAACAGAGCAAGCAAATCTTGATCCATTTTTCTTGCAACAGCAGAGCCTAACAAAACGCCCATTGCTGTACCGGGATCGCCTGCGCCATCTCTTGCAACGTCACTTAGAACGACCTGTACTCCAACCTCTGCAACAGTAATGCTGACAGATGAAGTTGAAACAGTTGTGCTAGACATATCAGTACCTTCAGTCAAAGCAGCCGCTGTGATTGATGGGTACTTAGGAATCTGAATTACCTTTCCGGCATCTGATCCAATGTTATAAGATTTAACAAGACCAAGCATGAGACTTTCTTGCTCTGCGGTGTATCTTGCTTCAGCGATGATCGTGGGAAATAGATCATCAAGAGTTGTACTAGTAGTTGTAGCCATGATTAAGTGCCTTTTGTATGGGCGAAAAAAAACCGCCAAATGGCGGTCTATTTCATTAAGTTAAATCAAGATGGCTTTCGCTTGGTTGCAGCAAAGGCTTCTTTGCCTCCATTGTTCCAGTTGTCGACCATATCTTGATGAGACATTGTTTTTTGGACTGAACCGCCAGTATTACCCTGACTGCCTGATCCACCTGCTGATGCCCTCACAAAATGAGGGTTAGCAGTAAGAAATTCTGAAACCGCCTCATTTACCGTCAACAAATCGCCTTTATCGTTGTAACGAGTGACGTTATTGTTATCAGTTATCTCGACAGTCCCATCCTCTGCTAAACGAACTTGATTTTTTAACAGAGTAGAAACTTGATCTGGATTAACTGCATTATTAACTGATGCTGCATTTAGCAAAGCACCGTCTACCAGTGTTTGATGCAACTTTGTCTTGTATGCGTTTATCTCTTGATCTTTTTTGCTTACCGTTTCCTTTAAGATAGATTCAAATTCACCGCGCTCTTTTTGAGCTTGCAAATTAGCCTCATCTCGTTCTTTTAAAACCTGTTTGGCTTGATCTAAGTCAATATCACCAATTTTCGCTTCAAATTTACGATTTTGTTGCGCTAACCTACCGAGAACAATATTCTCTACCTGTGCAGACGTGTAAGTCTTTTCCTGAGTTTCTACAGCCGCTGTCTCAGTCTCAGCGTTTTCTACTTCCATGATTTCATCGCTCATGTGTACGAACCTCTTCCGAGTAGTTAAAAAATCTTACTTCTTCATTTTCTTTTTTTTCTTCTTTGGACGGCCAACTTTAGAGCCGTAACTGCCTTTTCCTGTTGGCATTGTTTAATCCTCGAACGTAGGTCTAAAATGATGGCGGCAGTTGTAACCGCCCCTGACAATAAACGGATCACCTGCTGCTTTACCTGCCCAACTCTGCGACCACGTTTCTTGTATCTCTTCATTTGTAAAAGTCGTTCCAACGTGCTTTTTACAAAACTCCCTACTGTCTCTTATTAATGAGCCGTAATACTTCCACTTGGTAGCACCTGACTCTTTGCCTATCGCTGTATTTATAGAAGCGTCAAACTGCATAAGGCTGTCTTGCATCATTTGAACGGAATAGCGTCTAAGGTTATTACCTGCCCTATCTCTAGCGTAAAGCGTTCTAAGCTCATCAACTGCTGCGGCTCTTTGTGCGGCTGTACCGTTAGCGGCTATGTCAACCAAACGATTAGCCTCTACTGAGTCACTCTGTATATAGATGCCGTTAATGCTTTGTCTAAGGTTCTTAACCGAGTCTTTAAACGCTCGCCCGGTTAGTGTTGATTGGTAAACCTCTGTGGCTAAGATATCTAAATACTCTGCGGCCATTGCCTCAAAGCCTTGGAAAGATAATCTCTGTAGTTGTGTAATGACTGCGGCATCAACTTGAGTGAAGTCACCGTATGTCTTAAGCATGGCTAATGCTGAGTTAGAGACATTCCTATACTGGCTAACTGCTGCTTGAACCTCTGTTAGATAGACATCATCGATTAAACGTCTTAGCTCGGC